CCGCTACGGGTGCTTTGCGCGCGTGAGATACAGAAGAGTATCAGGGACTCGGTAAAACGCCTCCTAGACGACGAGATTGCGCGCTGCGGGCTAGGGAAGTTCTTCGTCTCAACGGATACAGAGATCAGAGGCAAGAACGGCAGCTTGTTCCTGTTCGCCGGGTTGAGAACAAACGTCGACTCGGTGAAGTCGATGGAAGGCATCGAGGTCTGCTGGATCGAAGAAGCGCAGACGGTCAGCCAGTCGAGTCTTGATACTTTGATCCCGACCATCCGACAGGAAGGCAGCCAAATCTGGCTAACTTGGAATCCGAAATACGAAACCGATCCGGTCGAGGTGATGTTCTCAGGCTCGACGCTGCCGCCTTCAACGCGGCTGGTGACTGTCAACTACGACTCGAACCCATGGTTCCCCGAAGTCCTGCGCGCCGAGATGGAGTACGACCGCGCCCGCGACCCGGAAAAGTACCAGCACGTCTGGCGCGGCGCTTACCTGACGAATTCAGAGGCGCGCGTGTTCCGAAACTGGAAGGTCGAGGAGTTCGAAGCTCCCAAGGACGCGATTCACAGGCTCGGCGCCGACTGGGGCTTTGCGGTCGACCCGACTGTATTGGTTCGCTGTCACTTGGTCGGTCGGACTCTGTACGTCGACCACGAGGCCTACGCGCTGGGCTGCGACATAACAGCAACGCCGGACCTGTTCATGTCGGTGCCGGAGGCCGAGAAGTGGCCGATGGTGGCCGATAGCTCGCGGCCCGAGACAATCAGCCACATGCGAAAGCATGGCTTCCCGCGAATCACTGCGGCGGTGAAGGGCGCGAACAGTGTCTCTGAGGGCATCGAGTGGCTGAAATCCTACGATATCGTCGTTCACCCGCGCTGCCAGCACGTCATTGATGAGCTGTCGCTCTACAGTTACAAGACGGACACCTTGACAGGAGCCGTGCTTCCTGTTCTGCAGGACAGAGACAATCACTGTATCGATGCGTTACGATATGCGCTTGAAGGCGTCCGCAGGGCGCAGGCTGCGCGGCCAGTCGCCGAGGTGACGCCGCTAGCCGTGGCGAATCGCTGGAGATAGCATGGCTCGAATCAGTAAAGAACAACGACTGCTTGACGTACACGAGGAGGCGCTGAGCCGCTTCGACGATATCCAGTCTGCGCTTCGCGACGAGCGGCTGCAGTGCCTGCAGGATCGACGGTTCTACTCTCTCAGCGGCGCGCAGTGGGAAGGCCCGCTCGGCTACCAGTTCGAGAACAAACCGCGCTTTGAAGTCAATAAGATTCACCTTGCGGTGATCCGCATCATCAACGAGTACCGCAACAGCCGCGTCACGGTGGACTTCATCGCCAAAGACGGCGCGACGAATGAGAAGCTGGCCGAGACATGCGACATGCTGTTCCGCGCCGACGAGCAGGATTCGACGGCTGATGAGGCTTACGACAACGCCTTTGAGGAAGCGGTGGCCGGTGGCTTCGGCGCCTGGCGGCTGCGCTCTTGCTACGAAGACGAGTACGACCCAGAGAACGAACACCAGCGCATCAAGATCGAGCCTATCTTCGACGCTGATAGTTCAGTCTTCTTCGATCTCGACGCCAAGCGCCAGGACAAAGCCGACGCGCGGTACTGCTACGTCGTGCATTCCGTCACGCGCGAGGCGTACAAAGAGGAGTGGGGCGACGACCCGTCCGACTGGCCGAAGCTGGTGCAGCAGGTCGAGTTCGACTGGGACACGCCGGACGTGGTGTATCTGGCTGAATACTACCGCGTGGAAGAGGCGTCCGAGCTGATTCGGACCTTCCGCAACATCGACGACAGCGAGGAAAAGTACTCTCAAAGCGACTTCGAGGCCGACGAAGAGCTTGAGGAAACGCTAGCGGCAATCGGTGCGGTTGAGGTCAAGCAGCGGCGCATCAAGCGGCGTCGTGTGAGAAAGTACATTCTCTCAGGCGGAAAGATCCTCGAGGACTGCGGTTACATCCCCGGCACCTGCATTCCGGTCGTTCCGGTCTACGGGAAGCGCTGGTTCGTCGATAACGTCGAGCGCTGCATGGGTCACGTGCGTTTGGCGAAAGACGCGCAGCGCCTCAAAAACATGCAGCTGTCCAAGCTCGGCGAGATTAGCGCGCTGTCGTCTGTCGAGAAGCCGATCATGGTGCCGGAGCAGGTGGCCGGGCACCAGGTGATGTGGGCTGAGGATAATATCAAGAATTATCCCTATTTGTTGGTCAACCCGATCAATTCAACTGACGGAACCCAGCAGTTCGCTGGCCCGCTGGCCTACACGCGCTCGCCTGCAATCCCGCCTGCTTTGGCAGGGCTGCTTCAGCTCACAGAGCAGGACATGGCCGATATCTTGGGGAACCAAGGCGAGGCCGACAAGATTGTTAGCAATATCAGCGGCAAGGCCGTTGAGATGATCCAGCAGCGTCTGGACGGCCAGACGTTTATCTACATGAGCAATTTTGCCAAAGCGATGAAGCGCTGTGGCGAGATCTGGCTCGCGATGGCGCAGGAGATTTACGTCGAAGAAGGCCGGAAAATGAAGGGCGTGGCGGTCACCGGCGACACGCAGCCGCTGGTGCTCATGCGTCCGAAGGTGGATGAGGAGACGGGGCGCATCGAGTTCGAGCACGATCTCTCCGACGCCAAGTTCGACGTGGTTGCTGATGTCGGCCCAAGCAGCGCCAGCAAGAAGAGCGCAGCCGTGCGCGCGCTGACAGGCATGATGCAGATTACGAGCGACCCAGAGACGCAGATGGTGCTTCAGGCTTTGGCACTCATGAACATGGAGGCCGAAGGACTCGGCGACGTTCAGGACTTCTTCCGCAAGCGCCTGGTCGGCATGGGCGTGGTCAAGCCGACCGAGGAAGAGCTAGCCGAGATGGAGCTGGCCGCAGGCCAAGGCCAGCCGCAGGATCCGAATGCGATCTACCTGCAAGCCGCAGCGGAGGAAGCCGTCGCCAAGGCCGAGAAGGCCCGCGCGGATGTGATCGACACGATTGCGGATGCGGAACTGAAGCAAGCGAAAACGGCAGAGGTGCTGGCGGGCATTGGCGTCGAACCCGTGGCTGCGTCCGCCTCCCCTCCCTCGGCCACGCCTGGCGCCCCGGCCAGCACTTCTGCCGCCTCGCCTGCTCCCAACGTGCTCGACGAGATCGAGACCGAGAAGAAGCTTCTTCAGCTCGAGCAGCTGCGCCTCGAGACCTCGCTCAAGTTCCGCGAGGCGCAGGCGAAAGAGGACGAGAAGGAGCAGCTCGAGAAGCTGCGCCAGGCCGAGCTGTCAGTTCAGGACGCAGCCGAGCAGTTGGTTACGGCGAGTCAGGACATCAAAGCCACAATCGACGCGCTGATTCGATCCAACGAATCGACAGCGAAGGACGCCATCGAGGCGATCAAGCGTCCGAAACGCATCATCAGAGAAAAGGGCCGCATCGTCGGCGTGGAGTAAACAATGACGCTTCAGTATTCCGTAACTGTTCGCAACGCCAAGCTCGATGCGGTTGAGACCGCCATCGGCGCTTCGGCTGTACTCAAAATCCGCACCGGCTCGGCGCCTGCCAACTGCGCGGCGGCAGATAGCGGCACGGTTCTGGCAACCATTAACCTTCCGTCCGACTGGATGGACGCCGCGACAGGCGGCACCAAGTCGAAGGCCGGAACCTGGACGGATGCGTCTGCGGATGCATCCGGAACTGCCGCACACTTCCGGTTGTACGCCTCCGACGGCACCACCTGTCACGCGCAGGGCACCGTCGGGACCAGCGCCACGGACATGATCGTTGACAGCGTGAGCTTCACGAGCGGGCAGTCTTTCACTGTGACCGCTTTCACCCTGACGGCTGGGAATGCGTAAATGAGTCAGTCACTATACGACCGATTGCAATATCCAGATGTCATTGATCTGCCAGACTGGCAGGCGGCGGATGTCCTGAACCAACCCGACACGACCCAGCAGGTTATTGTCTACTGGGTGGAAACTAACGCAGGGCCGGGCACTGTCATGGACACGCTTGGGCCGGTGGACGGCGCAGCTCTACTGGACGCGCTCGATGCGTCGTCTGATCCGGTGATCCGCTGGGGGATGGACGTGTTGCGCTCTGGCAAACTGGACATCGCCAAACAATCGACGCGCAATGTGCTGGATGTGATGACCGCCCAAGGCACCATCACGACAACGCAGCGAGATGAGCTGTTCGCGTTGTCTAAACGAGAGCGTTACCCATCGTGGGCGGAGGCGAATGATACGGTTGTCAATGCCCGCACGGTTGGGCTGGCACGCGGAGGGGTTGCATAATGGCCACAGCAAAATGGGCGACTCCAAGCACACGCTCGAGCAACATCCTTTCGACCGTTGCGAATAGTCTTGCGAACGGCTCCGAAAGCAGCACGGTCACATACGACAACAGCACGAACAAAAACCTGTATGGCTTGATCACAATCAAGCTAGGAAGCATTGACCCGTCTGCGGGTGGCTCGATCACCCTACGTGTGCAGCTGTCTGACGGCACAGACACGGCTGACGGTAAGTTCGGTGGTGATCTCTATACGACGCTTGTAAAAGACGATTCGAGCGCAAAGGTGATCATGATCAACATGGTGCGCCTGTACCCGTTTTCGATGCGCTTCTCGATCATCAACAATCTTGGTGTAACAACCGCAGCAAGCGGTAACGAACTTTACGTCACACCCTGGAACGAGGACGTCAGCTAAATGCCAAGGGGCATCAACGCCTACGACGAGGGCCGTATTCAGGGCCGTAACGTCGCGAACGCTAACAGCTCGAACATTGTCTCGCCGGGCATTGTTACGGATGGGTTGGTGATGCATTTGGATGCTGGGAACTACCAGTCTTATCCGATTGCGGGGACTAGTTGGTATGATCTGTCAGATAGACTAAACAACGGGACGCTCATAAACGGCCCAACATTTAGCTCTGCGGGCGGAGGGTCTATTGTTTTCGACGGGGTTAATGATAGAGGAACTTTTGCGTCTCCAATAACTGCAAGTTCACCGCAAACTTATGAAATTTGGGTAAAAGCAATAGCGGGAAGCGCAGGTAACTTTGGCTATGTTCTACATAATAACGCTGCCTCAAGCCAAATAGGCACCGCTTATATGGTTATTGGTTACGCAGGAAGCACTCTGCAGACAAATGAGATATTTGCTGCCTTTAATGGTGCTTGGTCTACCATGGGGACAGGGGTAATTGGAAATACTACCACAGTTAGGCAAATAGTTTTAACTTGGAATGGGTCAGCACAAACTGCATATATTGATGGGATACAAAAAGTTTCACAATCGCTTACGTCAACCCCTATAAATTTTTCAACCACGACATCTTTTGCTGATTATAGTCTTTCTACTGTTAGACCTATCAACGGCAATATCTACTCTATAAAGATCTATAACAGAGCCATCGTTGCGGATGAAGTCTCCCAAAACTTCAACGCCACTCGCGCAAGGTTCAACATCTAAATGGCCTTGCGGGTCAGACAGCCGCAGCTTGGTGCGCCTAGTACCGCCATCACCGGCACACTCAACGTCACCGAGGCTGATGACACTTTAGCCAGCACTGGCGCGCTAGCGATTGCGGGCAGCCTAAATGTCACCGAAGAAGGCGATAGCCTTTCATCGACCGGCACGCTGCCGATCACCGGCAGCGTGGCTGTCACAGAAGAAGACGACGCCCTAGCATCCACCGGCGCGCTGGCTATCACTGGCAGCCTGTCTGTCACCGAAGACGGCGACACACTTGCGTCAACCGGCACCTCCGGCGCGACGGGCAGCCTCAATGTCACCGAGGAAGGCGACACGCTTGACTCCACCGCGACCATTACCCAGTTGGTGGGCGGCGGTGGCATTGGCAAGCAAAAGCGCCAACGCGGCTGGGCGAACGAGCGCGCCAGGCTTGAGGCGTCGCTGAAGACTGAAACGGCAGCGCAGGAAGTCAAGACCGCCACCAAGATCCTGCGCGCGTCCGACTCTGAATCCGCCAGACGGGTGGCAGCGCTGGTGCGCGAATACGAATCGGCACGCGCCACTCTCGAACAGCTCCGCACCGAGGTCGAGCGCCTGCGGGTCGAGACAGAAACCTCCGAGCGCCTGCGCGAGGAAGTCGAGACTGCGGCCAAGGTCGTCGAGATATTCGCGCAGGAGGAGGCCGAGCTGCTTGAGATCCTCGACATCATCGAC